GTACTGGGGTGACTTTTCCCCCGATACTATCTAAAATAAGCGTATATTAGGGGGACTAATGGACAAAAGGATTGCAATATACGTTATTACAAATATTTTGAATGCCAAACAATATGTTGGTATTACAAAAAATTTAAAACGTAGATGGTCTCAACACAAAAGTATTAGCAAAAGCTCAGTACTTTTGCATAATGCCATTAAAAAATATGGTGTGCATAATTTTGTCTTTACACATATTGCTGATGCTTTTGATTGGGATTCCGCTCAGTTTATTGAACGCCTTCTTATTGCTGAGCATAATACAAAAAAACCTAATGGATATAACATGACTGATGGTGGAGAAGGAACATTAGGATTCCAAGCTCCAAATAAAGGCAAACCAATGAGTGAAGAGGCTAAGAAAAAATCTAGTCAATCAAAAATTGGTAAAAAAATGTCAAAAGAATCAAGTGAGAAAAAAAGTATTGCTTCCAAAGGAAAGAAAAAATCTGAAGAACATAAGAAGAAGATTGGATTAGCCCAAAAAGGAATACCTTGCCCACAAAGAGGAAGAAAAGGCAGGCAACACACAGAAGAGTCAAAGCAAAAAATATCTGCCGCACGAATTGCACAAGTTGCTTTAAAGAAAGCATCTTTAGTTAAGGAAGTTATTTAATGACAATTTCATCTATAACTCCAACCCCTAGCTGGACAATGACGTATGACAACCTCGTCAGTGCTGTTTATCAGTACTTGGAGAGGAGTGATACCGCTGTCGTTAATCAAGTTCCCGTAGCTATTTCTTTGTGCGAATTTGAAATTGCTCAGGAAATCAAGACGTTAGGTCAACTTAATGTAGCGCAAAGTACATTAACTCCAAGTAATCCAGTCATTCCAAAGCCTGCACGTTGGAGAAAAACTGTGTCTATGAAGTACACAGATTCAAGTGGTAGCAAACAACCGATTTATCTGCGTAAGTACGAATATTTAACAGCTTACTGGCCTAATAACACGAATACAGCCGCTCCCGTTTACTACGCTGACTACGATTATGACCACTGGTACTTAGCTCCAACGCCTGACCAGGCTTATCAGTTTGAAGTGCTCTTTTATGAGCGTATTTTGCCTTTGTCGAGCACTAATCAGACTAACTGGCTCACCCAAAACGCTCCAAATGCAATGCTGTTTGGTACTTTGCTACAGATGATGCCATTCTTAAAGAACGATACCAGGGTACCTGTTTGGCAGGAAATGTTTAACAAAGCCCTTCAATCACTTAAAACCGAAGACGATTTGCGTATGGGAGATCGTCAAGCCATTGCTAAGGACAGCTAACCATGACCGCATACACAAATCCATTTACTGGTCAGACGATTTCCCCTTCACAGGTAGGATATGAGTCGTTAACCGTCAGTGGTTCACCAGGTGCTATCACCTATCTAAACTGGCCTATTAACGGCACCAGTTCTACAAACGTAGCCGCCAACATCATGGAGATTACGGCGACGACTACAGGCCAGATCATTGCCATGCCACCTGCTACTCAGGTATCTGTGGGTCAGGCAGTTATTATCCGTAACGTCGGTACTTCTGGACAGTTTTCTTTTACGGTAACCGATTACTCAGGTAATACGATTATCAGTATTCCTGTTGCGCCGACTACTGCAACGGTTAACACTTATTACATCTACGTCACCAACAACACCACAAATGCGGGTACATGGGGCAATATTGCGATGGGTGTGGGTACGTCCTCAGCCAGTGCTTCAACGCTTGCAGGGTACGGTTTAACGGCTATTGGAAGCACTTTAAACACAGCCTATCCCGTCACCAACCTTTACAGCGGATCTACGCTAAACGCCAACAGCAGGGCAAGCTTTTACGTCTGGTCAGCAGGTGTTGGAACAATTACCCTGCCAAGCGCTTCAACGGTCGGTAATAACTGGTTTGCTGTTATCAAGAACAACGGCACAGGTATTGTCACCATATCCCCAGTTGGATCAGACACGATTGACAGTAACTCTAATCAACAGTTACAGTTGACCGAGTCTTTGGTTATTGTTTCTAACGGATCCACAGGATTTAATACTTTTGCATACGGTAGATCTAACAGCTTTGCTTATACACAGCTTGCTCTATCGTTATCAGGGTTATCCACACCTTATACATATACCCTGTCTTCTGCTCAGGCGTCTAATACGATTCAGAACTATACGGGTGTTTTAAACGGTAATACGACTGTTTATGTGCCTGCAACGGTTCAGCTTTATGCGATTAGCAACAACACGACTGGGTCTTATACATTAACCATATCCACAGGCGTATCAGGCGGGGCTACAGCGGTAGTTAGCCCAAATACTACTGTGATGTTGATCTCTGATGGTAAGAACGTCTACAACGCCAATAGCTTGGCCTTTACGACAGCCAGTTCGATTACGTTTGCTGTAGGTAGTGCAAGCGCCCCATCCATTAACTTCCTTGGTAATACGACTACAGGTTTGTATTTGGCCTCTAGTAACCAGATTGGATTTACCTCTGGTGGTACAAGTATTGGAGTTGCTAATTCATCGGGTTGGCAACTTACTGCGGGATTGGTCGGGGGTGCATTTTGACCTTAAAGGTTGCGATCCTCAGCGTTTCTCCTGGTATACAGCGAGACGGGACGCAGTTCGCCTCACCTTCTTATGTAGATGGTCAATGGGTCAGATTTCAACGTGGTCGCCCAAGAAAAATGGGTGGCTACAACGCAATATTTTTAAACGCACCCAACATCTCTCGTGGGATGGTGATGCAGTCTCAAAACGGTATTAACTACGTTTATTCAGGAGATAGCTCATCCCTTAACGGATGGCAAACAGGTAATACGGGTGGTGTTGGATTTGGACCCACAGCAATCACGCTTAACAACTTTACCTCCAACTCCAACAATTTATGGCAGTTTGACCTAGGTTACGATCCCAACGGTACGGGTGTTTTAAACCTGATAGCTCACCCTGGTCAAAACTTATCCAACATTGACAGCACGGTCAATACGCCTGTTTTAGCGGGTACTTTTCCTTATTCAGCGCTTAGCCAGGTTGGTGTTTTTACGGCTACTGGTACGCCTGGAACACCTAACGCTTATACGATTGTTATATCTTCGAGTAACTACAAGATTGGCGTTAATCAGTCTGTGACTGGTACTGGGGTAGCGTCGAGTACAGTAGTGACTGCTGTGACTGTGGCCTCTGGAACCACAACGGTAACTGTAAACAATGCAATTACAGGCTCATCGGCTGTTACTTTTACCTTTAGCAACAACATATCTGTAAGCGGTGGGGCTTGTATGCTCTATCCTTATCTGTTTGTTTACGGTAATAACGGCCTGATTCAAAACTGTGCGGCAGGTGACTTCACCAACTGGGTATCGAGCGACTCCAACGCCAACAACGTATCAGGAACCAAAGTTGTCAAGGGAATGCCTCTACGGGGCGGTACAACGTCTCCTGCGGGGCTTTTCTGGTCTTTGGATCAGTTGACCAGGGTAACGTATTCTCCGCAGACTGTGGGCACTTCTACGCTGTACTGGCGCTACGATATTATCTCCACAGCAACCACCATCATGTCCTCCAACTCTGTGGTTGAGTATGACGGTATTTATTACTGGGTAGGTGTGGATCGGTTCTTTGCCTACAACGGTGTAGTCCAAGAGATTGCCAACTCAGTTAACCTGAATTACTTCTTTGATAACGTCAACTTTGCTCAAAGGCAAAAGGTCTGGGCAACCAAGATTACCCGTTGGGGTGAGATCTGGTGGTTCTATCCAAAAGGTACAGCAACCGAGTGTACAGACGCAATCATTTATAACGTAAGAGAGCAAACTTGGTATGACGCAGGTCAGGCTATGGGGGCTCAAAGATCCGCAGGCGTATTTTCTGAGGTCTTCCCTTACCCTATCTTTGCAGGCAATACGCCCTCTGGATACCAGGTAACGGCATATTCAGTGGTTAGTGGTGGCAGTAACTACGCTGTTGGTGATGTGGTTGTCCTAAACGGTGGTTCTGGTAACCCTGCGATATTTAGCGTGACGACCATTTCAGGTAGTGCGGTAACTGGGCTTAGTATTCAAAGCGGTGGCTCATATGCAAGCGTTTTATCAGGTACTTTGTCCACAACGGCTCGATCTCCTTCTACGGGTACTGGGCTCACAATTACTGTGACCATGAATCAGTTTTACTTGCTCTGGCAACACGAGACGGGTAAA